TGAAATGGGAAATAAGAAAGCTAACGAAACTAGAAAAGCTGGATCTCCTTATGCAAAATCATATGAGTCAGTAGATAAAGATAAAGCCACTGGTAAATACAAAAAATCAGTTAAATTCAATGACTCCCCTGCTAAGCAATATATAGACGCAAATTTTGATAAAAATAAAAAGCAAAGAGAAAAAAATGCCGCAAGTCATGGTCCCGCGAATAAAAACGCTAATGCAAAAGCTAATGAGGCTAGAAAAAACTCTCCAGCTAAGCAATTAGGTAGACAAGCAGTTACTAAAATGGCTGGAAAAACTCCTGCTAAAATGAAAAAATGCTAAATGAAAAATCTATCAATAACAGGTTATAAAAAAAATAGTCCTGATAAAGATAGACCTTATAATGTAATACCTAGCGGGGAAATCACAATGAAAAACGTAGGTTTCCCCGTTTTGGGTATTGATAATGAAGGCCATTCTGAGGTTATGGAACCAGAAAAAGATTATTCTTTTCCGGGTAATACCGTATTAGAGTTTCCGTTGAATGGAGATATAATAAGAAATAAAAGTAAAATATACAATAAAATATTTAAAAAATAATAACAATTAAATTAAATAAAAATGGAAGCAGTAAAACAAATTACACAAGAACAATTAAGCACAATTGTAACTCAACAGAAAGAATTAAATTCTTTATTAACTAACATTGGAATATTAGAATCTCAAAAGCATTCTCTTTTACACCAATTAGGAGAAGTAAATAAAGTTATTGAAGATTATAAAGTGGAATTACAGGAAGAGTATGGTGCAATTAATATTAATTTAGAAGATGGTTCGTACACTATGATGGAAACAGAGGTGGAGGAACAAGCATCAGTGGAGTAATGGACGCGGTAATTAGAAAAATAAGTATAGGCGCCGATTACAAAAATGAAGCAATGCATTATTCGATTGGGCAGATTGTATATGGTGGTCATGAGATCGCATATATTAAATTAGATCATTCGGATACATCGTATAATATATACATAAGAAAAGAGGACGAGGTAATGCCATGGAAGAAGTTTAATTCTAACATGGCTATATCTGTTGAATACGATTTAGAATATTAAACAAATAACTATGCGTAGCGTATTCAGCTTTATTGTAAAACCAGTAGGTGATAGATACGATAACAAAGTAAATATTGAAGGTAAAGATTTAATATTAAATACTAAAATTGAAAGCTTTAGATCAGTTAATAATTTAGCTCAAGTTGTTTCAACACCATTAGCTTATAAAACCGATATAAAAGAAGGAGACTTTGTTATTATACATCACAATGTTTTTAGAGTATTTTATGATACTAAGGGAAATAAAAAAAATAGTAGATCCTATTTTATGGATGAAAAATTTTTTTGTGACTTGGATCAAATATATTTATATAAAACAGACAAAGAATGGAAATCATTTGGAGACAGATGTTTCATTAAACCATTAAAAAATATAGACCATTTAAAGCTTGATAAAGAGCAAAGACTTATTGGTATATTAAAATATGGAAACGACTCTTTAAAAGAGCTTAAAATCAATCCTGGTGATCTAGTGGGTTATACTCCTAATGGTGAATTTGAATTCATTATAGATGGAGATAGATTATATTGTATGAAATCTAATGATATTGTAATTAAATATGAATATAAAGGAGACGAAGAGGAATATAGTCCAAGCTGGTCACAAAGCAGTATTGGAACTAATCAAAGTAGCTGAAGAAGCAATCCTGGATAATGGCGAAGACGATTTATCTGCTGATAAATTAAAAAACGCCGCTGCCACTAAAAAACTAGCTATATTTGACGCTTTTGAAATCCTAAGTAGGATTGAAGAAGAAGAAAGAATGTTAGAGGAAAGCGAAAAAGAATCAACAGCAAAACAATTTAAAGGTTTTGCAGAAGGGAGATCAAGATAATGTATACTAATACTTTATTTAATGTTTTGCCGGATTATATAAAACCGAGTGTTATAAAAACTGGTAACAGAAATAACAAATGGAAATATGGATACAATAAAGAACACGACGTTATTGTTATCAGTAAAACCGGAAAGATTGGTGAAATATACGAGATTCAAAATTTAAAAGTTGCTCTACCTTTAATAGAAAATTCATATAAGAGAGACAATAAAAAAGAATTACAATATTGGGAACAATTAGAAATACCAAAAGAACTTATTAGAATAAAAAATGTATTTGACTGGAATAAATATCCAGATGCATTTAAGGAAAAATGGTATGACTATATTGATGAAGAATTTAGAAGAAGAGAAGATGGGTTTTCATTTTACAATAATGGAGTACCTACTTATATAACCGGAACACATTATATGTACTTGCAATGGAGCAAGATAGATGTTGGAGCACCGGACTTTAGAGAATCAAATAGATTATTCTTCATATTTTGGGAAGCCTGTAAAGCAGATCATAGATGCTACGGTATGTCGTATTTAAAAAATAGACGTTCCGGATTTTCATTTATGTCCTCTGCGGAATTAGTTAATCAAGCGACAATATCAAGCGACTCAAGATTTGGTATATTGTCTAAGTCAGGAGCAGATGCTAAAACAATGTTTACTGACAAGGTTGTACCAATCTCACTTAACTACCCTTTCTTTTTTAAACCTATCCAAGATGGTATGGATAGACCTAAAACAGAATTAGCATATAGGGTACCAGCTTCTAAATTTACAAGAAGAAAGCTTGATAACAATGACACTCCTGAAGAACTTGATGGTCTTGATACAACAATTGACTGGAAAAACACAGGAGATAACTCTTATGATGGGGAGAAATTAAAACTTCTTGTACATGATGAAAGCGGTAAATGGCTTAAACCAGATAACATATTAAATAACTGGCGTGTTACTAAAACTTGTTTAAGATTAGGTAGTCGTATTATTGGTAAGTGTATGATGGGATCAACATCAAATGCTTTAGATAAAGGAGGAGAAAACTTTAAAAAACTTTATTATAATTCAGATGTTACGAAAAGAAACGCCAATGGACAGACTAGTTCAGGATTATATAGTTTGTTCATACCTATGGAATGGTCCTACGAGGGATTCATTGATACTTATGGCTTACCTGTATTCAATACTCCAGAAAGACCCGTTAAAGGTATCGACGGAAACGAAATTGAGATAGGGGTTATTGAACATTGGCAAAATGAAGTAGATGGTTTAAAATCAGATTCTGATGGATTAAATGAATACTATCGACAATTTCCAAGAACAGAACAACACGCATTTAGAGATGAAGCTAAACAATCATTATTCAATCTTACAAAGATATATGAACAGATTGATTACAATAATGATTTAAGACATACCAATAACCTAACAAGAGGAAACTTCCAGTGGGAGAATGGTGTACAAGACACTAGAGTGGTTTTTTACCCTAATAAGAATGGAAGATTCTTAATTTCTTGGATTCCTCCGTATTATTTGCAAAACCACGTAATATTAAAAAATGGAGGCAAGTATCCAGGTAATGAACATATAGGTGCTTTTGGCTGTGATAGTTACGATATATCAGGAACAGTCGATGGTCACGGGTCAAAGGGAGCCCTTCACGGGTTAACAAAGTTCACGATGGATGATGCTCCGTCAAATACATTTTTTTTACAGTATATTTCTAGACCACAAACGGCTGAGATATTTTTTGAGGATGTATTAATGGCTTTGGTATTTTACGGAATGCCAATGCTCGCAGAGAATAATAAACCAAGACTATTATATTATTTAAAAAGAAGGGGTTATAGAGGTTACTCAATAAATAGACCCGATAAAACATACAGTAAATTATCAGCCACAGAAAAAGAGATAGGAGGTATACCAAACTCCTCACAAGATGTTATACAAGCGCATGCGGCCGCTATTGAAACCTATATAGAGGATCACATTGGATTATTTGAATATGGATATGGAACAATGTATTTCCAGGAAACTTTAGAAGATTGGGCAAGATTTAATATAAATGCTAGAACAAACCATGATGCTTCTATTAGTTCAGGGTTAGCAATAATGGCTTGTAATAAAAATAAGTATATACCTACATATAAAAAAGAAGTAACAAATATACCTTTAGGATTTAAAAAATATAATAATAAAGGGACTACGTCAAAAATTATTGAATAAATGAAGATATACACAAATACAAATAGCGCTTTTCCTAGTCAAGTTGTAGATGATGCTACAAAAGCGTCAGAAGAATATGGATTACAAGTATCACGTGCTATAGAACAAGAATGGTTCAATTATGGTAGGACCTCAGGTAATAGATATTTAACTAACTGGAATAACTTTAATAGATTAAGACTATATGCTAGAGGAGAACAATCACCTCAAAAATATAAAGATGAGTTATCAATAAATGGTGATTTATCTTACTTAAATTTAGATTGGACTCCAGTTCCTATATTATCAAAATTTGTAGATATAGTTGCAAATGGTATATCTCAAAAGACTTATGATGTACGTGCCCATGCGCAAGATCCTGAGTCATTAAAAAAGCGTACGGATTATGCTTCTGGGTTAGCCTTTGATATGGTTGCTCAGCCACAAATTCAAGAAGCAATGGAAGTTACAGGTATTAGCATTGCTAAAAGTAATGTTCCAGCCGCGGACTTGCCTAGAACAAAAGATGAGTTACAACTTCATATGCAATTGTCTTACAAACAGTCAATTGAGATAGCTGAGGAAGAAGCTATAAATACAGTATTGAAAACAAATAAATTTGATCTTACTAGAAAAAGATTAAATTATGATTTAACAACAATAGGTATTGCAGCGGTAAAAACATCGTTCAATCCAACAGAAGGGATTGTAGTTGATTATGTTGATCCAGCTTATATGGTTTATTCATATACAGAGGATCCTAATTTTGAAGATATTTATTATGTTGGAGAAGTTAAAGCAATTACAATACCAGAATTAAAAAAACAATACCCTAATATTTCTGAAGAAGAATTATATAGAATTCAGCAAATGCCTGGCAACAGACAGTATATCCAGGGGTGGGGTAATTACGATACAAACACCGTGCAAGTATTATATTTTGAATATAAGACTTACATGGACCAAGTATTTAAAATTAAATACGGTGAAAACGGATTAGAAAAAGTTATACAAAAAGATAGTTCTTTTAATCCGCCTAAAAATGATAACTTTGAAAAAGTATCTAGAACAATAGAAGTCTTATATACAGGAGCTAAAATTGTTGGTACCGACATGATGCTAGAATGGAAGTTGTCAAATGATATGACACGCCCTATAGCAGATACTACCAGAGTGCAAATGAATTATAATATAGTTGCTCCTAGAATGTATAAAGGGAGAATTGATTCTATTGTAAGCAAATGTATTTCTTTTGCGGATATGATCCAATTAACGCATTTAAAACTGCAACAAGTATTATCAAGAGTAGTTCCTGATGGGGTATTCTTAGATGTTGATGGATTGGCAGAAGTTGATCTTGGTAATGGTACAAATTATAATCCGGCAGAAGCATTAAATATGTATTTCCAAACCGGTAGTATTGTTGGTAGATCATTAAACCAAGATGGAGAAATGAATAGAGCTAAAGTGCCTATTCAAGAATTAGCAACATCAAGTGGACAAGGTAAAATACAAAGTTTAATTCAAACGTATCAGTATTATTTACAAATGATCCGTGATGTAACGGGATTAAATGAAGCTGTAGATGGTAGTAAACCAGATTCAAACGCTTTAGTAGGTCTTCAAAAAATAGCTGCTAACGCTTCAAACGTTGCAACAAGGCATATAAAAGATGCAAGTTTATATTTAACTGTTAAAACATGTGAGAATATATCTTTAAGAATAGC